TCTCCATATGATACTTGTGGTAAGCCAAGTTGCTGCCTTGCTTCATTAGGAAGCATAACCTGTGTCTTTACATATCTTTCAAGTATCTGTGACTGAGCAATCTCATCTGTAAGCGTTAACTCGTTAAACTTAAACTCTAAAATATCTGTTCTTTCACGAATTACTTTATTGATCATTTTTTCAAGTTGGCGTTGTGCTGGACGAGCAACTTGCTCTTTGAATGTACGATCTTGTGATAAGGCTGCTGCAATTCCAGAAGCATCGGAACCGCCTAACTTTGAAAGAGGAACTTGGTGAGCAACTAAAATATCATCACGATTTTGTTTTCTATATTCTTTGAAAGATCCATCCTGGATACCATTTTCAATTGGCTCCATTTTAAATTCAACCTTGCTGTTATCACTATCACCTGGAAGTGGTATATACAAAGTTCTATGTGACTGACCCTTTAAATTTGTTTGTAAAAATCTAAACATTTTGTCTTCGGCATCGGCAGATAGTTTAGCACCTTTAAGAGTTACAACATATCTTGGTACCGCTTTATTAGAAAAATAATCAATATTATATTGAGATGCTAACTGATCACCATGCAAAGATGATATAGCAGAAATAATGTCTGGCACTCCATAAAATGTATTTAGCGGTGAGTATTGTTTAAAATGAATAATTTCATTTGGACGATTATCTGATGTTACTGGGTTAGGATTTTTTGCTCCAAAGTTTCTAAAATAAACAACCTTGTTTGCAATAATCTGAACAAATCCATCACGCATACGACGCACACGCATAGTTGTTGATGGGATATGTCCAATGTAACCAATCTCTCCTCTTATTGTTCTTCCAACTTCTAAGTATCCATTTCCAGTAGCCTGGACATCTGTATAAACCTTTTCCATTGTTGTTGTAAAAGAGTCATCATTATTTAAACTTTCTAGCCAGTCTGTAAGTTCAATCTTTGATCTTTCAATTCTTTTACGAGCACGGCCTGTAGCCTCTCCATCAGTTGAAGATTCTAATTTAAGCATTGTTCTAGGAGAAATTTCAAATTTATATCCTAACCCAACAATATTTTCTACCTTAGCATCAATTGCTGCATGGTTAGCAAAAGATGTATCATAAAAATTTGCAAGTTCATAAACATTCCATGGAGGGGTGATAACATCAAAAAGTCCATAAGCATTACGATATAAAACTCCTGGGTTGATCTCTTTAGATTGTGCACCATTAACTCCTGAGTTAACTGCAAGAGCGCTATCCATGTATGCTGGCGTTGCCTCTACCTTGGACATTCGTGCTGCACGTCTTTTAAAGTTATTGTCCAGTCCAGATAAATTTTTTAATTCTTCCCAGGTTTTGTTAAACGGATCGCTTTTTTTAAATTCATTTGCAGGCTCTTCGATGTCGTCAATCCTTGCGCCAATTCTATACTCTACTTGATCACTCATTATTCTTCACTTCCCCATTTTTTGACAGTTTGCTGTGCTGCGTGCACTGCTCCTAAATCATTCATGCTTGGGATCAAACCTTCTGCCATTCTTTGTTTTTGCTCTGAGTACTCTTCTTCTGATATACGATTAAGCCCTGGAACAAAAACACAGTCACCATCTCCAGGATCTCCATAATGTCTTGCTGCTTCTTTTAATTTTGACATACTGGATAGGTCCCCCTTCATTGATGGAATGTTTAAAACTGATCCAGTGCCGTCAGTAAACCATTTTCCATCAGCCTTTTTGTATACATACAGGCCCCAATCATACATTTTATCTATAACTTTAATGCGAGATTCGCCAATTTGGCCCTTCATTTTGGGCAGTTGTTTACGCTTTTTATTATTATTTGCAGATTTCATAACCATCAGTATACCATACTATACTGGTATTTCAGTCTTTGTTTGCCACGCAGTATCCGAAAATATCTTAATTGAATCTCCTACAAAATTTAGACTTTCTGTAGTGTTGCTATCAACAACAATTTTATTTCTTCCTATGTATTTTTTATAAACAATGGATGGATCAACTCCGTATAACTCTGAAGACTCCGCAACTAAAACTCCATTCCAGTTGTAGGAAGAGTACCAGTATGACCAAAATAGGTCAAATATTCCGTTATTTTTAATCCTGAGCCAAGGCCTATAAATTTTACTTTGAATTTCCTGCAAGTCTGTAGCCTGATAATTTGTAATACTATTAAATACAAAAGGCCCATTTAAATTTATTGAGCCCAGAAAATTATTTAAATCAAGGCTGTTGGCAAATGAAACACCAAAAACTGCCCACTCTTTTGCCTCAATTACTGGATCTTTTACCAGGTTGCCATTAATATAAAATGCTAGCCCGTTTACTGCCTGACCAGTGCTTTTATTAAGTGCAAATAATTTTCCTCTGTCGCCCTTTTCGCTTACAGCAGAAACATAGAATTGAATGGTATCGTTTTTATGCTGTAACTCGCAAACTTGAGTTGCTCCATATGGGAATTTATCAAAATCATACCTTAGCCACATCTGGAATGCAGATATTTTATAATTATTGGATGTGCTTCTATTTAATGGAATTCCTATTCCCCTGTTAATAAATGGGCTAAAAGAACCTCTTATTTCTATTCCACTTTTTCGTGTTGAGTATAAATATGGAACGCTTTCTTTTGTAATGCTGATTGGGTTCTTTGCTTTATAATCAAAATAAATACCAGTTTTTTTGTATGGATAAATAGGAAGACCAAATCTAGTTCCTATACCTTTTGCATGGTTGTGATCAAACGCTTGAGAAGATATTTCTAATTTTTTTAGTCCAATATTTTTATACTGCGTACCCTGAAGATTTGTAACTAAATGAATAACTATTGCCAAGTCATTAAAGTTTAACCCTGCGGGTGGGTAAATTATTGTGTTATCTGCAACTTCAAATACAGTATTTTGCCAATTGGGATAGTTTGACATGTTTAAAATTTTGTCATTTCTAATTGGGCTAACATGTGTAAAATTTTTAAAGTTTTTATTTGCTCCAGCAGTTATATACTGAAAACTTATGTAACTCTTTATACTTGAACTTTCCGTATTATAGAAGTATGTCTTTATAGATTTTTGCTCAATATCTTGATAATTTTCCCAACCAGAGAAAAGGGCATTGTCTAATTGTGCATATGTTCTTTGAACTGTATGATCATACTCTAATTCTAAAGAGTTATAGTCCCAACTAGCGGTTTGTTCTGTTGAGTAAACAATAGTAGGGGATGGGTAATCTATATTAAACTGCAACATATCAAGGTCATAAATTCTTTTTCCACTGGGGTCATCTACGTAGGAAGCAAAATATGACAAGGGGATGTAGTCTTCCCAATATCCTGCTGAAGAAATATCTAAATAGTAATTATTGTAATGAAGGAATCCTTGTAGAGTGTATGTGGCTGTGTGATTTAAAAAATCTTCTCCTAAATCAATATCGCATAACCCATTATTTAAAAAATGTTGATTAACTGTATTTACGTTGTAATTGCTAAAAATATGGAATTTATAAAATTTTCCTTCAAAATTTTCAGTTCCATTTTGATTTGCACCAATGTATATTTTTAGTGAATTCTTGTTTCCAAAAAACTCATCAAGATTTGAACCAAAATAAGATATCATTTTGTCAAGTTTAAACCCTACGGGAATATAGGTATCTAAACTTATTTCATCAAATACGTTTAATGTAGTTAGATTGTTGTCATAATAAAAATAATATTTTATTTCTAGATCTTCTAGAGTGGCTTTAAAATAATTTTCAGTATTTGAATCATAAACTGTAAATATTGTTTGTACATTGTCTTTGTTTAAGTCAAACTTAATGACAGCAGACAATCCATGGATCTCGTCGTCAATCATTGAAAAATTATCGAAATATGCGTAGGTCTTTTTGTTATTCCATGCTGAGTTTGGCCTAAAAGAAAAATATGTTTTTGTCTCATCTTGAATATCATAATTATCACTTACAAAATTTAATTCTGTTTTATCGTCTAAAAATAAAGTTGGAAGTTTATGTGTAGATAAAGACAATGTTTTTTCTGTTGCAGACATATTATCAAAGATTCCTTGATTCCAACTTCCATTATTTGGATATGAATAATTTGAAGTATATTCTGAATATGGATAATCTATATAAATTGATGATGCACCGTAGGCTGAGTTAATTGTTTCTGGAGATATAACCGCTTGCCCATAAGCCAGTCTTTTTTTAGCGATTAGTGTGGGTACTATATAAGAGTATACTGCAATACAATCTATCTCATATGGACTAACGTCTTCATAAGAATAAAATCCAAGCCAGTCTAATTCTTTTCCTGAATCATTAAATTCTAATGGTAATTCTAACTCTGATTGTTTTAAGTTTAAAATAATTACTTGTTCGCCGTTAACAATTAACGATGCTGTGTTCTGTGTAATTGTAATCTGAATAAGCATTGGCCTATACCACTCGCCAACATAATGAGAAGCAAAGTGTTTACCAATAGACAAACTAATAAAAGCATCTTCAACATATAGTCCATCTTCTGATCCTATTGGGCCAAAAATTCTTGTTGGCTCTTTAATGTCAGAGTTTATTCTCATCCACATTTCAACTGTGTAGTCTTTGTACCTTCCAGTTTCATTTAAAAAGCCAAAACCTGGAACAATTAACGATGGCATACCTGCATTTGGAATAATCTTAGTAACACTATCTGATCCGTATGCCATAGGAACACTTGTGTTTCTAGCACAAAGTCTATTATTATTTATTAAATAGTAGCCATTTTTTATTCCAGAGATATACGAGTTTGCCTCTACGCATTTGGTAATTCCTGATAAAGCAATAGTACTTGGAAGCGGTAAAGATGTTGCCCCTAAAGAGGTTGTATTAAAGTTTTCTGAGCATTGGCCTAGCGTAAATCCATTAGTAAAAATCTTATAGTTGTCAATATTGGATGCGCCACCATTAAACTCAATTTTTATTAATGGCCTAAAGGATGTGCTCTGAGATGGGTATGTGGAGTTGTGAGATAAAAAAATCCATTTTTGTGAAATATCAGTTACATACTTTGTAATTTTTTCTACTGTTTCTCCAGAGGATGTGTCATTATATTCAAACCCTATCGATATTGACTTTAAGTATGCACTTTCAGTATAAAAATAACATCCAGATGTTAGGGTTGCTAGGCTGGAATTTAATTCATCTAAATCAATTAGGTCTGCACCTACAAATTTTATTTCCTTAGAAACTTCTAGGAAATCATCAAATTGTATTTCATTTAAGTAACTACTTAAAAATGGTTTGTTTAAATCTATATTACTTGTAGTTACAGATGCGTCTAAAAAGTTCCATCCAGCCAAATTTCTTTGATTATTGGATACCAAAGATAAGTAGTCAACATTATCATCTAGCGACCACAACCCTATTGGATGTTCGGCAAAAATTTTTTCTGCATAAAGGTTTGATTGAATAGACATTGTTAGTCTATTTTATCATATTAAAGGTTTTTAAACCTTGGATTTCCCCAAGTGATCTCGTTGTATTTTAATCCAGGATACGGAGACTCTCCAACTGGAGCATTCCAAAAATCAGAAACAAATAAGTCGCCCTCATCTATTGTGGTTATCTCTCTTTGAAACTCTTCTGTCTCTGGAAATATAACGCAGTCTCCTGGCTTTAGATCTACGGCAATTTTATAGTTTTTAAATTTAAGTTCTCCCCCCGCATGTGAGTCTGTCCATTTTAAGATAGACCTAAATACATTCTTTGGTCTATTTGTAGACCATTGCATGGGAAAGGTTCTTTCATTGGTAAGTCTAAAAATATAACTTTTTCCAAGAATTGGAGGATCATAAAAAATTTTAGTCATGTCACTAACCGCAACCCCTATTGCAGTTGTATATTTTTCAAAAACAGCAACAACCTCTCTTGTCATATCTCCATACGTGGCTATGTCAAATTCAACATTATGTTGTGAGTATAGTGGATCATGAAGAGGAATGTGATCTTCTTTTGTTTGAAACTTTACAGTATTAATAAAATCTTGAACTAACTTAATATCTTCTGCTGTAGCAACATTAATTATTTGATAAGTCATAACAATTCCTTTACTTTCTTGATTTTAATTATAGCACATTAAGGTCTAGTTTCTAGGAATCCACAACTTTTCATTTCCCTTGTTATGATACCTTGCCATAACAAACAGTAAATCTGAGAGCCTATTTAAATATTTTGCAATATTTATATTTAAACCATCCACCTTCCAAACCTCACGCTCTGCCCTTCTCACAATTGTTCTTGCATTATGAAGTGGGCCAGTAGGTAGAACAAAGGAATGCAGTGGCTCTAGGTATTCGTTATAGTCATCAATTATATTTTCTAAATAGGTAACTCTATCTTCTGATATTGTTATTGTTGGGGCACCAGAGAGTTCTGCACCAAGATCAAACAAGTCACTCTGTATTCTATCTATAATGTCATTATGGTATTCCGTCGCCATTCCAATAGCAGAGTTAGCCTCATCTACTGCACCAATTGCTTCAATTAAAAAACTGCTTTTATCTATTCTTTCATTTGTAGCGGTAGAGGTTTGTCCGTCATCGCCCGTCTTTGTATAAATACGAGTTAAGTGAACCATTAGTGTCCTGTCAAAGAACGCCAGATATCAACTGTAATACTGTTGGCTATATAAAGTCCAACCAAATTTATAACCAATTGAAATGCGTACTCAATTTTAGTAGGTTTCTTTTTTTGTAACGGAAACTCTATAACATTATTTAATTCTTTATAGGCTAATCTCATGGAAACTTTAACTCTCCTTTAGGACCAGTCCAAACCAATCCAACTGAGTCTCCTGAATTTAAATATTGTTGATCTACTGCAAGTTGTCCCCATCCCCACTCTTTTCTAGGAAACGGAATAACTTGTTTTTCTTTTATTATGATTGCCCAATATGCTTCTGCGGGTGGCATAACTTCACAAGACTCTACCTTTTCATTTGGCAACCCATTAACTCTACAAACTACTCCTAGTCCATATTTCTTAGTACCTTCTATTTTAAGATTGGCTTGTTTTAAAACATCTAAAGCAAGAATGCTGCTAGATGATTGTACACATTTTTCTAACTTTATTTGATTATCTAAAACTCCATAATCAACATAAAGGTTTATGCAGTTATCTTTTGGTTTATCTATAGAAAACAGCACTGCTCCAACTGCTATAAAAATTGCTAATGATGCTAGTATTTTTTTCATTTTATCTCCCTTAGTATAATTTTATCTCACAAGCGTCTGTACTGCAATAAGCCTCACCCTGTGCCTCTAGGTTTTTTACTCCATCATAAATTGCAGACCAATCAATCTTTGCAATTTTTCCAACATAAGAGTTATATTCTTCTTTTGTAATATTATTATATGGTTGTTGAGGGAATGTTTCATTACCCATTGGCAAAAATGAAACAGCCTTTAACTCACCTTCATAAAGATGAAGGGCTGGAGCCACATGCTTCTTTTCTGTTTCTTTATCAAAAGACAGAGTTACAGAAACTCCATTATCAGACCAATACTTTTGAGCAGTTGCTGCCAAACCAATTTTTTCAAAAAGACTTACATCCTTTTCAGAGCGGGGATGTTCAGATGCTACTGGGAAGTAGACTACTGAAGTATTAGCAGAAACTAAATCTGCTTCAACTTTATACCCTGCTGCTTTAAATAAATGAAGCATTGGATCTGTATTTCCAAACCTTATAGCACGTAGATAAAATGCTCCTCCTGGACCCCAGTGAACTCCTGGTGTTGCACCAGAAAGTAGTGAAACGGATCCTGAAGGTTTGACAGTAGTTACACGAATTGATTCACGTACACATAGCCATTCTGAGTATGAATGATCGTATGCTTTAATTTTTTTATACCCTTCGTCCATCCATTCACGAACTGCTGGCATACCTTTTGTATCTGCAAAAGATGCAATACCAGTTAAAGATGTTCCAATACGACGATTACGTTGCATAATGCCATTTGTGGTTTGCCAATGTGTTGGCATCAGGGTTACAGTCTTTCCATATAGATACGCAAACTTTAGTGTACGAAGAAAATCTTCTTTATCTTCATGACGGTTTAAGTGAACTTCTACCAATGTGCACAGTTCGTATGATTCTAATGGTTGTTCTGCACATGGATTAAAGCCCATTACACGATAATCTTTTCCATCTGGTGCATCTGCAAGTCTTCCATAGTTACGAGCAACGTCAAGCCAAATAAACCCTGGCTCTCCATTATCTGCAATTAAATCAACATAGTCTTCATAGTTTGTTCCAACTTCTGCAGCAATAGAGTTGTTAGACATCCAAGCCCACCCTGGATTTTTTGGATCATAAGAATTTCGCTCTGGAAAAACTTCTGCATTTTTTAAATTACTAAAGTCTTTATCTTCTGCATTTCCTAAAGCGAGGGTAGCAGAACGACGAACATTTCCAGAAACAACACAAGTTCCAATGAGGTTTACAATGTCAACAATTGCACGACTATCAAGTGGCTCAGTCGCTCTAGAGCCTATAACATTCCTGATACGTGTATGAAGGTCAATAAGTGGTCCAGGACCGCTAGCGACCCCTCCAAAGCCCTTAATTGGTGCTCCTAGAGGACGGATAAGGTCGTAATTAAATTCCTGGATTGATTGATTTTGGCGTAAAAATGAATTAATCAAAAGTCTTACTGACTCTACCCAGCCTTCACGAGTATCTGGAATTTCATAAATGGATGCTGGTTCTGTTGGAGCATAAATAAACATTTGTTTTTCTTGTCCAAGGGTATCAAATCCAACTCCAATGCCTAGCATTAAAGCATCCATAACCCATGCAAATAATGCTCCTGGATCGTTACGATCAATATCTCTTGTTGAGACCATTGCACAATTTTGAAGGGATGCAGAGTTGCGTTTCTCCATAGTCATAGGGGTACCAAATGCCCAAAGACCTCGACCTGGTGGAGTCCACTTAAGATTAAACATTCTGTCATAAGCCTCTTGTGCTGACTTTTGAGCCTTATAGTCATTCCATGGAAGGCGGTTTTCTTTAGCATGATTCTTTTGTACTGAATACATGCCCTCAATAACACGCTTGCAGACTTCAAACCATCTTTCTTTAGTTCCATCTTCTTTCATTCGAGAATATGTTCGAATAAATGTGATCTCTCCTAGGGAATTGGTAGCAGCATCTCTAAAGCCAAAGGGCGCTTCAAGTTTTTGATAACTCTCTACGAAATCTGATGATAATTTAAAAGAAAAAAAGTCTGACATATGCGTAATCTCCTATTGTTGAATGTAGCAATTATAGCAGAGTATTCAAATTTAAAAAACTCTACCTTAAGTGTAACTATAGAGTTATTGAAATCTTAAAACTGTACTCTGTTTTGGATTGCATCTATTACAAGTATTATACTCTATTTTTGTATATGGACAAAATACTGTTTCAAGTTTGTGCCCAAGAATCAAGCAAAAAATCTTTTTTATAATGGAATAAATTGTCCCGCTCCTTCTATTATAGGATTTAACTGTTTAAGTGGTCTAATATTATATGCAATAGTAATTCTATTGGAATCTTCATTCCAGGACCCTACAGCATGTGGAAAACCATTTTGTGAAAGGACCGCCCTATTATTTTTGTTGACATTATCAAATCTACCACCATTAATCTTATAATAAGTTATAGAAGGCTCGGCATTAACACAGTAGTATCCATGAAATGGAAAATGTGTGTTTGATCCATGATCATGATATATTAAGTTATCTGGATCAATATTGTTGTTTAGTTTTATTGGATAATAATTAAACCAGCCATGAATATAGTATTTCTGTTTATCAAAATCAACATTGTAGTACTCACAAGCCTCTTTAGTTAAATTCTTGATTGCTTTGTGCAAATTGTAAATGCCCTCATTATAAAAATGAAAAATATTAAAATTAAGCCAATGATTTCCTGGATCATAGAATTTAGTTTTATCTAGCCAATTAACTTCTTTCATTTCTTCATATTTTTTATCAAGATATTTTGTTAAACTTTCTAAATTATTAGAGAGTTCAACTTCAAAAATTTTATGCTCTATAGAGCCCATTTTACAGAGGCATCCATTTATTTGGCTTTACTCCAACTAGACTATTCATTGGCGTAATGTCATATGCAATTGTTATTCTCTTACTATCAAAAAACCAATCATCTCTTCCGTGTGGATGCCCAGTTTCTGAAAGAATTGCTCGATTATTTTTATTCACATTCTCAAAAACATTATCCTTTTCTTTGTTAATTTGATAAAAAGTAGAAGATGGCTCTGCCTCTACACAATAATATCCATGAAACCAAGGAGCCCCTAGGCCATCAGAATGATCATGAAAATGAGAAGGATGTTTTAATGGATTGACACCATTGCTTCCAATTGTTTTAAGGTCTGAGTTAAACCATCCATGAATTAGATATTTTTGACTATCAAAATCAATGCCATAGTATTCACAGGCCTCCATAGTTAGTTTTCTTAATGCTTCTTTTAGTTTAAATATTTCTGGATTAACAAAAGTAAATATGTTATAGTAATTAATTCCCAATTGAGTGAGTGTGCCTGGCTGATTCCTATCATACTTTTTTAAAATATCACTTGGAACTGATAAAATATTCTCTGTAAAAATTTTTTCTTCTATTTCAGATAAATATTGTTTTAATGACTCTAAGTCATTGTCTAATGTAACATCAAAAAACTTATGGCTTGGTTTCATGCTAGTGGAATCCAATGCTGTTCCCATTCTGGCATTATTCCCTTATGTGGTATTACATCATAGGCTACTGTTATTCTTGGGCCTTCCCAATTCCAGTCTGCCATAGCATGAGGATGTCCAGTTTCTGAAAGAATTGCTCGATTATTTTTATTGATATTCTCAAAATCTTTATCAAAAACTTTATAATGAGTTGTTGATGGCTCTGCCTTTACACAATAATAGCCGTGAAACCACGGTGCTCCAGAGCCTCCATGTTCATGCCAATCTAATTTTCCAACATGATTATAGTTAATATTAAACCAGCCCTGAACCCAAAAATCTTCTTTTTCAAAGTCAATACCGTAGTATTCACATGCTTCGACTGTCATTGATCTTACTGATCTAAATAATTTATGAATTGCTGGATGATAAAATTGAAATACATTGTATTTATTCCACTTACTAGTCGTTATGCTTCCAGAGGTATCCCAGA